AATAGGAACTTCTTCTTTATTACCTCAACCTAAAAAACCAAAAACATTTTTTGGTAAACTACTATCTAATTTAGTTAATTTACTTCCAAGCCCTAAAGAACCTATATATAGCTATTTAGGAGGTCCTAATTCTAAAGGTGGATTAGGTATAACAACTATTAGAAGATATTATAATAGTATAGATGAAGTAAATAACCCATATTATTTAAGGGGATTTGAAATAAAATCATTAGATAGAAACGAAACCGATTTAGATTTTACATCAGGTATAAGAAATGGTACTAAAATAAATTATAGCTCATTATTAGGGGCAAGTAACATATACTCAACTGTCACTTCTGATATTATAGATAACCATATAAATAATAACCCATTTATACAACCTAGTTACCTAAATCAAACCCAATCATTATATCCATCAACACCTATTAGTCCTTTATTTAATATATTCACTACAGGTAGTTCATACCAAGGACGTATAGGTACTGGATCATATTACAAGTATGGATCTAATAATGCAACTTTAAGTACAAATCCCTCTGCTTCTATAACATATAATAATGGGAGTGGATCTATCACTTTTAAATCACCTGGAAGTGGGTGGCTTGGAATATCAAGAGAAGTAAGAGTAGGAAGTGGAAAATATGATAATATAAATTTAACACCACTATTTACTTCTAATAATAGCTCAATAAATGATGCCGTTATAATAGATAGCCAAACATATAACATACGCGATTTAGTCAAGTTTAGAATAGAAGCAATAAATACAGACACACCAACCTCAAGCACATGGATGGTATTTAGAGCATTCCTAACTGATCTATCAGATAATATTAATGCTTCTTGGACAGGACTTAAATATATAGGTAGAGCCGAGAATTTCTATACATACCAAGGATTTGAACGCTCAGTAAACATTGGGTTTAAAGTAGCAGCTTTATCTAAAGAAGAAATGCAACCAATGTATAATAAGCTAAATTATTTACAATCAAATATGATGGGTGATTATAAGGAAGGTATAATGAGAGGCCCATTTATGAAAATGACTATAGGTAATTGGTTTGACAGACAACCAGGTATAATAACTTCTTTAAATTATAAAGTATCTAATGATTCTCCTTGGGAAATAGCAATGGATGAAGAAGAAGGAGGAACTGAAATGCTTATACTTCCTCATATAGTAGAGGTATCTTTAACATTTATCCCTATTGGAGCTCAAACAAAAACAGAAAATCAATTACCTCAAAAAGGAGCAAATCAATCTAATATAGCCCAAAACCAAAACGATACTCAATATATTAAAGAAGCATCTAATGGTAAATTTACTGGATTCTCACTAGATGCATATAACTTAAAATAATATATGAACACAATATTAACACAACCGTATACAGGTATAAAATACTACAAAAATAAAGTATACCCTACAGTCCCAGCAGCCGAGACTGATTTATATATTATAACTGTTGATGGTGATAGACTTGATAATTTAGCATATACTTACTATAAAGATTCAAGCCTGTGGTGGGTAATATCTACTGTAAATAGTAATGTTAATGGCTGTTCGTTATTTATTACTCCTGGGACTCAACTACGAATTCCTTTGGATTTAAACAGAGTATTACGTATATTTGATAATGCTAATCAATAAGTTATATGTCAATATTTAATGAAACATTACCAGATTTCGTCAAATCTGAGTTAGAAAATAGACAAATAAATGTAGATGGTAATAGAAATACTAGCCTATCTACTATAATGTCTTCTACTGCTTGGGTTAGAATGACATCAGGCGTTAATACTTTAAATGCAAAGGGAGAACCAACAAGCGATTTAGCCAAATCCAACATAATAGCCAGTATATTAGGTGGGAATAAATCAACATCCGATTTCACATTAATGGGATATAACAATAAAAATACATATAACCAAAATAACAGGCACGGCATTCGTCCCCTACCAGGTATTACAGGATTAAGTTGCCAATCATATTCACCAAATGGATCTTTACGTAAAGTAACAGTAAGATTTTCATGCCATGATATCAACCAGCTAGACATAATGGAATTACTATATATGAGACCAGGATATCCTGTTTGCATAGAATGGGGATGGAGTCATATGTTAGGTGATAATAAAGTTATGACGGGTTATCCTAACTTTGGTGATGATTTTTTAAAATTAGATGATAAAAAAGGAACATCATTATTAAATTTATATTCCAAAGCATATAACGAAATAACATCATCAAAAGGTAACTTTGATATTTGTATAGGTAAAGTTCAAAATTATCATTATACTGCTCGTCCTGATGGAGGATTTGATTGTGAAACAACTATAGTAACATATGGTGAAATACTAGATAGTTTAAAAATAAACTACATACCTTCAAACTCAACTATATCTGAGAAAGGAATATTAAATATATCTTCATCTCCAACAACTAATAAATACTCTGAAGGTATAATACCAGGTATATTAAAAGAGTTATATGATTATGCTTCTAAAGGTAAATACAATGAAGTTATAACAGTAGATGGAATTGCTACAGAAGATGAAATAAAACTGTTTAAATTAAAACTGCCTAATGATCTAACAAATCCTGAAAATAGTAAAAATACTTTATCTCCTGAAAATAAAGATATGGCAATATATATACAACTAGCTGGATTATTTACATTATTGAATAAATATGTAATAATATCTAATGATAAAGGAGAAATTACTAAACTGAGATGGTATGATGATAATAAAACATATTTTAAATGTGTAGCTCATCCTCTCCAATTCTCTACTAACCCACAAGTATGTATCATAAATCCTCAAGGATGGATAAACGGAGCCAACAAACCACCAGCGGAAATTCCACAAACATCAACTAATCCTAATGTCCCTAAAAAGATAACAGACCTTCTAGAGGCATTAAAGAATGAGAATAAAAAATCTAATAACCTGTTTTTAGATCTAGTAGAAGAAAAATTAAAAACAACAACTAGTTTACAATCAGCTGTAGATGCTGTTTTTAATGATATATTTAATTCAATAAATAATATACAATATAACGGAAACAAAACAATATATTCTTTTCAAAATACTGATTTTACATATACTTCTGAAGAAGCAAATGGTGCTATAAATTATGCTTCATTTTTACAATTAGGAGCCAACAGTGCCGAAACTTTAGTAGAATCAGCAGATTTAGTATATGATGGGTATGACAGATATAGAAAAATTAGAACAATAACTAATAGTAGTATCAAAAAAGACGTATATCCTTTTGGTATATTTTATAATAAAAAAGAAATAATAGATATTTTTAATAATATAGGTAAACTATATCCTATCCCTGATACTATTAACACTAAATTTCTCCCACAAAACATACAATCATTAGATCAAACATTAACTCAATCAGGAGTAGGACAACTAACACCTTTCTTTACAGACACAACATACACTTCAGGATATATACCAAACATATATATAAACTTAGATTATGTTTATACTTTAGTAAAACCTACTACAACTGAAGATGATGATAGAACAGGTAAAAATGAAATAGTATTTAATCAATTTTTAAGAAACATATTAGACGAGATTCAAAACAGTATAGGTAGTATAAATGACTTCCAAATATATGGTGATTATACAGATAATATAATAAAAATAATAGATAGAAACTATATAAAACCTGAAGTTACTGAAGATGGAATATTTAAATTTGAAATAGACAACACTTCATCATTAGCAGAATCATATTCGATTAAATCTCAAATATTCCCCGAACAAGCAACCCAAATAGCTATTAGCACCCAAGCAAACCAAGGAGTATTAGGATATAATAATAAAGGACTAGTAGATTATAATTTTGGTATAATAGATAGAATATCTCCACAAAAAGATAGTGGTGCTGCTATTAATGATCCTAGCGATAATAAAACCAAAAATAACTACGTCATAGCCAAATCTATATCACAACTAGCATGGTTCGCCTCTAAATGCTACTCAGTAAGTAAAGACAATAAACCAAACACTGACAAACCGACATCAGACCCTAACCCTAGTTTACATAATAATATACTTAGAGATTTAATAGCAACATGGGATAGTTACAATACTTCATCAGACAGAACATATGCTTCTCCAATACCGGTAATAATATCATTAAGAATACCAGGTATTGCAGGTATTAAAATAGGCAATTTATTTGATGTAACTGGAGGAAATGGTACTCGTATATTACCTGCTAGCTTTGAAGGAAAAAATGTTTTAGGAACTACTAATAAAACATTAGGTAAAAAAATGGTGTTTTTAGTGAGAAATTTAAGCCATGAAGTAAGTAATAATTATTGGTCTACCAACATTGAAGGGTATCCATTTACTTTACCTAACATAAAAACCCCTACCAAATAATATTTATATTATATGGCACAATATCCCGCAGGAATAATAACAGAAAATTTATACACTAGTGGAGGAAAATTTGTATTAAACAAAAACCCCTACATAGGATATTACCATCAAATAGCGGATAAATATTATACTGAGTCTACACAAACTGATAATTCAAAAGAATTAACATTATTATCTGACTTTATAAAACAACAAGTCCCTGAAAAATCATCATATGATTCTACCAAATTCTACTTTATTCGAAAAATAAATGATAAAATAATTAGAAATGTAGGTGTAAACGAATATAATAAGGTAAAAAATAACCCATCATATACAGCTATAGAAGTAGATTCAACTGATCCTGTTAGTGTATTTGAAGCAACAAATAAATTCCCTGAAATAAAAAATTTAATAGGATAACATGCCTTCAAAAAACATACAAGAAGAAACAAAAAATACGCTTGACCTTATAAAACAAGGATTAGATAACCCTATCCCTTGGACTATAACTAATACAGTAGATAATACTAGAGTTAATAATATAAATTATCAACTAGCACTTATAGGAAAACCTTCATTACCTCCCAATCCTGATAAGACAACCAACTTTGGAAAAATAACAACAAATATCCCATCAGGAGCTAAAGCATTATTAGATACAATAGCTGTACCTGAAGGAACAGCAGGTAACTCAAAAGAATATGACATATTAGTAGGTGGAAAAATATTTACAGGATGGACTCCTACATATAACGGAAACCACCCTGGTAACTCATTATTCATACCAGGAATAGGAAATACTAGCGCCGCAGGACGATATCAATTCTTAAAGAACACATGGGGAGAATATGGTACCAAAAATGGTCTTACTTTTGGTAAAAACGGACAAGATACAGCAGGATATTACCTACTAAATAAAAAAAGACATATATCAGATATTTTAATGAATCAAGCTTACCAAACAGCTAAAACTAAAAAACAAGTAGAAGGTAACGAAGCTTTTCTACAGATATTAGATATAATAAGTTATGAATGGGCCTCTATACCTAATAGAGATGGAAAAACAAGATACAGTAACCAACCCCCAAGATATACTACTCAAGAAATATATGATTATTATTTAACAGCGGTTAAATTTTATTAAAAATTTGGATAGACAAAAAGTTTATCTTACATTTAAAGTAAAGGTTATGAAGTATGTTTTACATAATTGAGAAAAAAGAACAGTTAGATAAAATTCCTATATTAGGAGATTGTTTTATAGATTTCATTCCATTTAATAATAATTACCATCCTTATCTTCAACAAGATAAATTAAGTTTAATCTACATAAGAGGATTAAATGAACATAAGGGTTATATGTTATGTTTAAATCATAATGAATCCTTTAGTTTAGATATAAAAGATGTTTTTAATTTTCTAGATACACATACTAATAAAATATGGGTATTAGAGAAAAAAACAGCAATGTATTTTTATCCTAATTGGGATAAAATGTACGACATAAATTTTGTCAAGTCTCCGGATTTATCCTCTGTTTTACATACTAATAGTCATAGTTTTTATTATAGAAGACATATTAATTTACCTAATATAAATTGTTTAATTCCTATATCTAAACATTATGAATCAAAAGAAAATATATTTGAAATAGTAAAACCTATTATAGATTCATACGTAGAGACTTTATCGTATATTTTTAATAACACAAAATTAACTACTGTATTTCACCATATAGAAAAAAACGGTATAAAAATTGATAAAAATAGTTTCATTGAATGTTATGATAATATAAAATACCCCGAATTTAATATTTCTAAAGGCAGAATATACAGCCAATATAAATTATATACTACAACAGGTCGTCCTTCTAACACATATAATAATATTAATTTTGTTGCTTTAAACAAAACAAGTGGCGAAAGACTATGTTATGTACCATCTAATGATTTACTAATAGAAACCGACTTTAGTAGTTACCATCCACGATTAATAGGTGAACTAGTAAATTATCCATTGCCTGAAGGTAACATATATGAACATTTAGGTATTGAAAAAGAAGTAATGTTTGAAAATTTATATGGTGGTATTCATAAAGAAAATATAAATAAACCATTCTTCAAAGAAATACAAATATACATAGATAATATGTGGGGCTCATACCAATACGGTTTTGGATATGATACTCTAGTAAGACACTTCAGAAAAAACGAAGTAAATAATCCGACTAAAATGTTTAGTTATGTTATACAAGGCTTAGAGACATATACTAATGTTAATATATTATTAGATATAATTGATTATTTAAAAGATAAAAAAACTAAAATAATATTATATACTTACGATGCATTTTTATTTGATTATAGTAAAGAAGACGGGAATGAAGTTTTGCAACATTTAGTAAAATTAATGAAATATCCTGTAAATATAAAGACTGGCAAAAATTATCATAACTTGAAGAAAATATAGTATGAATAACAAGAAATTATCATTTATTGAAGAAAATAATATATTTATGGATAATACTTATCCATTATCGTTAGAAAACATGACTAACAAACTATTTTGTACCTTTACACCAAAGGATAATTTAGAAGAAACAGTTGCTACAATTAATCGTCGATATACAATATTATTTAGTAAAATATTTGTATTAGAATCCCAGCAAAGTGATGAATTGATATGCACATACAATATAGACACTGGAAATACCAATAACAGTGTAATGGCTAATACTATATTAGTACACCGTAAAAAAGATACTAATACATTATATTCTATAAATGCTTTAAATACATTAATAAAGCAATTAAATAACGGAATATTAGATAATAAATTCATTATACAATGGGACAACTATCGCAACTGCATACTGTTAACCACAGGTAATGATTTACGCCGCTTAGACACAGCTATATATAGAATAGTAGACTTTTCTATAAGATAGTTTGGCTGTTTAAAATAAAGGTTTTATATTTATAATTACAAAATAAAATACAGTTATGGATTTAAGTCTAATTAAACAAAAGTTGGCCACTACACAACAAAAACCAGGCCAAAAGTACGAAAAAATCGATTACAGCAAAATTTATTGGAAACCAAAAGTAGGTAAACATCAGATTCGTATTGTTCCTTCTAAATTCAATAAACAAGATCCTTTTAAGGAAGTATTTCTTCATTATGGGTACGCTAAATTTCCTATTGCCGCTTTAACAAATTGGGGTGAACAAGATCCTATTGTTGAAATAGCTGCTAAATTAAAAAAATCCGATGATAAAGAAAATTGGGATTTAGCTAAAAAAATCAAACCTAAAAGTCGTTGGTTTGTACCTGTACTTGTACGTGGAGAAGAAGACAAGGGTGTTCGTTTATGGGAATTTGGTAAAGAAATTTATCAACAATTATTAGGAATAGCAGCCGATGAAGACTACGGTGACTACACAGATATTACTGATGGTCGTGATTTTACAATTGAGGGAACAGAAAGTGAAGTACTAGGTAAAAAAGTAGTTAAATGTGCTATTCGTATTAAACCTAAAACTACTCCTCTTACTGAAGACAGCGCCCAAGCTGAAAAATTCCTAAATGAACAACCAGATGTTCTATCTGTTTACAGAAAACACTCATTTGATGAATTAAAAGATATTATTCAAAAATATCTAAACCCTGAAGAAGAAATCGAAGATGTAGCCCCAGTAGTAGCTTCTTCTAATAACGAAGAAGAAGAAGGTGATTTACCTTGGCAAAAACAAGCAGCCAAAACATACACCGTAGATACTGCATCTACTAAAGCAAGCAGCGCTGATAAATTCGATGCATTATTTGACCAAAACTAATAATTAAAATTACATGGCTAGCAGTAAAAGAGACAGTCTGAGCTCAGTGATATCTGACTCATTGAAAAAACCGTTTGATATAGAATCATTTAAAAAATCTAAATACTTAGATAAAGCATCTAAGTTTAAAAAACAAAAATGGATCCCCTTTTCAGACGCAGTGCGAGACGCACTATCTATCCCTGGATTTCCAATGGGACATGTTGTTATAGCCAGAGGTGGATCGGATACAGGTAAAACATCATTACTAATTGAAGCAGCAGTAGCTGCTCAAAAGATGGGAATATTACCTGTATTCATCATCACCGAAATGAAATGGGATTTCGCTCATGCTCAAACAATGGGTTTAGAAGTACAAGCAATACCTGATGAAGAAACAGGTGAAGTAATGGATTATAAAGGATTTTTCTTATACGTAGATAGATCATCATTAAATACAATCGAAGATGTATCAGCATTTATTGCAGATCTACTAAATGAACAAGCCAAAGGAAAACTACCATATGATCTATTATTTCTATGGGATTCAGTAGGTTCTATACCATGCGAAATGAGTGTAAGTCAAGGTAAAAATAATCCTATGTGGAATGCAGGTGCTATGGCAACACAATTTGGTAATTTTATCAACCAACAATTCCCTTTATCTCGTAAAGAACAGTATCCTTACACTAATACGTTATTTGTAATTAACAAAACAGGCGTTCAACCAGCAATGACTCCTATGAGTCAACCAAAAATGACTAATAAAGGTGGTAATGCGATGTATTGGGATGCTTCGATTGTGATTACATTTGGTAATATAACTAATAGTGGTACATCTAAGATACATGCTCAAAAGGATGGTAAAAAAGTTGAATTTGCTAAACGTACTAAAATAGCAATAGATAAAATACATACTGATTGTGGAGTAGCAACAACATCTACAGTAATAGTAACACCACATGGGTTTATTCCTGACGATGAGAAGGCTATAAAAGAATACAAGAAAAAATATGCTAATCAGTGGTTTGATGGTATAACAAATATAGACGAATTACAAATTACCGAAGATAATAGTGAGTGGGAAGAAAGCACCAAACTATCTCCCATAGTAGAAATAGATCATGATGAAATACCAGAATAATGAAAAACAAATATGCTGATTTACTAGCAGGTATAACCAATACACCCCGAGATAAAAATAACTCGATATTACTAGTGGATGGCCTTAATACATTTTTAAGGTCATTTACTATGATCAACCACATCAATCCTAATGGCCATCATATAGGTGGCCTTACAGGATTCTTAAAATCAATAGGTTATGCTATTAAGTCTTTTAATCCAACTAAAGTAGTAATAGTATTTGATGGTATAGGTGGATCTTCATCTAGGAGAAATTTATTTCCTGCTTATAAAGCAAATAGAAATTCTAGCCGTATTACAAACTATTCTATCTTTACTTCTAAAGACGAAGAAAGTGAAAGTATAAACCAGCAAATGAAAAGTTTGATTGCTTATTTACAATGTATGCCTGTTACTTTAATATGCATAGATGCTGTAGAGGCAGATGACGTTATAGGGTACTTAGTGGGCAAATATGAACAAGACAAAAAATGTGAACGCATCAATGTGATGTCGGCCGACCAAGATTTTCTACAATTAGTAACAGAAAAAACACATGTATATTCTCCATCTAAAAAGAAAATATATACCCCATCATTAGTACTACAGGATTATGGTATAACAGCAGAAAATTTCCTAGCAAAGAAAATATTAATGGGGGATACATCAGATAATATTCCTGGTGTAGAAGGTATTGGGCCTAAAAAACTAGTAACTTTATTTCCTGAACTATTAACTGAGCAGAAAATAGGTATAGATGATATTTTAAAAATATCTGCTGAAAAGATTAATAATCACAAATTATATGCTAGTGTAATTGAACGCTCAAAACAATTAGTTATAAACGATCAACTAATGAATTTGCATAATGTAATATTATCTAATGAAAATATAGATATAATTGAAGAATCATTAATAAACGTTAATACGTCTATCAATAAAAGAGATTTTTTAATGATGTATTATGTTGATAAATTAGGCGATTCTATACCTAATGTAGAAAGCTGGATAAATGAAGTATTTGGCTATCTAAGTACTTTTAAGTAAATTTAAAATATAGTTATGACAACAAAAACATTAAATAAGCTAAACGCTTACGGCTCTGCTTTCCAAACTAAAGTAATAGGAGCCTTATTATCACAACGAGACTTTTTATTAAACATATCAGATTCATTAGACAGTGAATACTTTGAATCATCAGCCCACAAGTGGATTATTGATTACACAGTAAAATATTTTAATCAATATCATACTTATCCAACAGTAGAGACACTATCAATTGAAGTTAAAAAAATAGATAATGAAGTATTAAAAATAGCAATTACTGACTCACTTCGTGAAGCATATAGATTGGCCGAAGCAAGTGATTTAGAATGGGTTGAACAGGAATTTACTGATTTCTGTAAAAACCAACAAGTAAAAAAAGCTATCATGACTTCTGTTGATTTGTTATCTTTGGGTGATTTTGATGGTATAAGATCACTTATAAATACCGCTCTTAAAGCAGGTGAAGATAAAAATATTGGTCATGAATATGATAAAGATGTTGAATCTCGATATAGAGACGACGATAGGAAACCAATACCGTTTCCTTGGAAAGTACTTAATGACCTAACACAAGGAGGATATGGTAAAGGCGACCTAGTATTAGTATTCGGCAACCCAGGTGGTGGTAAATCATGGGGTGTTATAGCAATGGGTGCTTTTGCCGCAGCATTAGGATATAATGTTGTACATTATACACTAGAACTATCAGAAGGATATGTAGGTAAACGATATGATGCTGTATTTTCAGGTATAGATGTTGATAAATTAGATAAACACCGTGCTAAAGTTGAAGAAGCCATAGCTAACGTAAAAGGTAAAATAGTAATTAAAGAATATGCACCAAAACGAGCATCCTTAGACACTATTGAATCACATCTCCAACAACTTGAACATCAAAATCAATTTAAACCAGATTTAATTATAATAGATTATTTAGATTTGCTTAAAACTAACAGAAACCGAAAAGAACGTAAAGAAGAAATCGATGATGTTTACACCGAAGCAAAAGGATTAGCAAAACAATTAGGAATACCAATGGTATCACCATCACAAGCAAATCGTTCTGGTGCTAAAAGTGAAATATTAGAAGGAGACAACGCTGCTGGTTCATATGATAAAATTATGATTGGAGATATATTAATATCATTAGCTCGTCGTAGACAAGATAAAGTAAATGGTTCAGGTATGTGGCATGTTATGAAAAATAGATATGGAGCCGATGGTTTAACATTTGGTTCTAAAATTAATACATCAAATGGGTATATAGAGATATATGATCAACCATTAACTATTGAAGATAATGATGGTAAAGGGAAAAAATCCGATAGTAACAATTTTGACTCTGTAGATAGAACTATTCTTAAAAAGAAATTTGCAGAGTTAGGAGTTGATTAAAGTATATACTATATTTATAGCTACAAAACAAAATTTATGATAAAAGTTACAAAATACTCAGCAACATGGTGTGGACCATGCCAAGCATTGAAACCTATATTTGATGAGATTAGAAGAGAACACACAAACGTCATGTTTGAAGAAGTAGACGTAGATCAAAATAGAACCAACGCTACCGAAAATAAAGTAACATCAGTCCCTACAGTGATAATTTTTAAAAATGGACAAGAAGTAAATCGTTTTACAGGTGTTAGGCCTAAAAATGCAATAAGCAATCTAATTAACCAATACAAATAAAATAAAATAAAATGAACATCGAACAAAGCATTTTAAGTGACATCACCGTCTATATGAAATACTCTAAGTATGTTCCCGAATTAAAACGTCGTGAAACATGGGAAGAGTTAGTAGACAGAAATAAAAACATGCATCTTGAAAAATTTCCTCAATTAAAAGATGAAATTGAAAAAACATATAAATTCGTATATGATAAAAAAGTTCTTCCGTCGATGCGTTCGATGCAATTTGCAGGAAAACCCGTTAGCATTAATAATGCTCGTATATTTAACTGCTCTTACCTTCCTATTAATGATCTCGCTGCTTTTTCAGAAGTAATGTTTCTATTACTATCAGGATGTGGTGTAGGATACTCAGTACAACAACATCATATTGATGAATTACCTGAAATAAGAAAACCACTAAAATCTAAACGTTATTTAGTAGGTGATAGTATTGAAGGATGGGCAGACGCTGTTAAAGTATTAATGAAAGCATATTTAAAAGGTGGTCCTCTACCATTATTTGATTTTAGAGATATTCGTCCTAAAGGAGCCCAACTAATTACTGTAGGTGGTAAAGCACCCGGTCCTGAACCACTTAAAATTGCCTTAGTTCATGTACAGGCCATATTAGATAGAAAACAAGATGGTGAAAAATTAACTTCACTTGAATGTCATGATATTATATGCCACTTAGCAGATGCAGTACTATCAGGAGGTATTCGTAGAGCAGCATTAATTGCTCTGTTTAACCTAGACGATGAAGATATGTTAACATGTAAGTTTGGAAATTGGTGGGAAGATAATCCTCAACGTGGTAGAGCAAATAACACAGCAGTACTAATCAAATCTAAGATTGAAAAAGATGTATTCTTAGAATTATGGAAGAAAATTGAACTAAGTAATAGTGGAGAACCAGGATTTATATTTTCAAATGATAAAGATGCTGGTACTAATCCATGTGCTGAAATTAATTTAAAACCAAATCAATTCTGTAATTTATGTGAAGTAAATGCTTCAACAATCGAATCACAAGAAGATTTAAATGAGCGTGTTAAAGCAGCAGCATTTATAGGTACATTACAAGCATCATATACTGATTTTCACTATTTAAGAGATGTTTGGAAAAAAACAACTGAAAAAGAAGCATTATTAGGCATAGGAATGACCGGTATCGCTTCTGGTGAGGTACTAAAATATAGTTTAAAAGAAGCAGCTAAAATAGCAACAGAAGAAAATGCTCGTGTTGCTGAAGAAATAGGAATAAATAAAGCGGCTCGTGTAACATGTGTTAAACCAAGTGGTACAACATCATTAGTACTAGGTACTTCAAGTGGTATCCATGCATGGCATGATAAATTTTACCTAAGAAGAATACGTATAGGTAAAAATGAAGCTCTATATACTCATCTTCTTATAAACCACCCAGAATTACTTGAAGATGATTTCTTCAAACCAAACATACAAGCAATTGTAACTATACCTCAGAAAGCACCTGAAGGCGCTATTACACGCACTGAAGAAACAGCCAATGATCTATTAGAACGAATTAAAAAATTCAACAGAGAATGGATTAAACCAGGCCATAGAAAAGGTTCTAATATGCATAATGTTTCTGCTACAGTTAATATAAAGCAAGGTGAATGGGAACCGGTAGGTGAATGGTTATGGGAAAACAAAGAATATTTTACAGCATTATCTTTTCTACCTGAAGATTTAGGAACATATACTCAAGCCCCTTTCGAAACAATAACTGAAGATGAATTTAATGAGCGTGTAACACATTTACATTCTTTAGATTTATCAAAAGTAATTGAAATGGATGACTTAACAGCATTAATGGATCAAGCCGCTTGCGCT